CTGGAATTCCTGCTATAACACTTCCTAAAGCTATTGAAGCCTCTCTTCTAGAATTTATTTGTCCGGGATCTTCAGGTACCATACTACCGCTACTTAAATCTTGAAATGCAAAATCTCCAGGTAAAGTTAGACTAGCTACCATGTTTCCACCACCTATTTGGTTTGATGGAAAATTTTGAGGTCTAGCTTGTTCTAATCCTTGTGGATCAGCCACAAAAGGTTTTGGCTCTAATTGTGGTTGTTTCTTTTCGTATTCTGATATGTGAACAAAAGCACCGTTCCATTCAGTAACCATTTCTCTCCAAGGAAATGCTTGACCACTTCTATCTGATATTGCTAATGCGTATTTACCTTTTGCAAACTTTGCCATTATATCTCCGGGTAATAAGTTTTAGGTGAGATGTAAACACTAGCTGGTGATCCATCTTCTGTTAATGCTCTTTGTAATTCATCTTCATAATATAATTTCATCTCTTGAGTTCTTTGTGGAGCTTTTTTCATAGAGATATAATAAGTTAAACCTGCACACATACAAGGGACAAATCTATTAACAACGTCTGCCTCGTTAGTATATTTACCTGCATCTTGTATTCTTTTTACATAATAAAAATAAATAAATTTACCGGCCTGTGTATCGCCCGGTGTTAAATATAAAGTTATTGTAACTTTATCAATAAATCTTTGTACAAAATATTGTGATGGTTGACCTGTAGAACTTTTGTTCGAAAAAGCTTGATATTGTGATCTATTAATTTTTGATAGTGGTGTATCTACATCACTTTCATTTCTAAAACTAGCTTCAAGAATATCTGAAACCATATCCACAAAATTTGTAACTGCATCTCCAGATGTATGACCTGCTGCTGTTGTGCCATCCGCTCCTCGACCAGATGCATCACAAAGTATGTTATTTCCAGAAATAGAAGTATAAATAATTACTTCATCATTAATTCTAATTTTACCTGTAGGATTCATATTTTTAACAGATGCAACGGGTATAGTTGTGGCTGTGGATAAAATACCAGATGTTAAAGTTGTAGTTATTCCGTTTGCGTTTCCGTCAGATGGTGATCTAAATAATGTATATTCGTTTTTACCAGATTCTAATGTAATTGCAGTTCTTGCTACTTCCCAAAAATGAAGACCTCTGTTATCCCATTCTTGAAACATTATATTTAGAGAACGTCTAGCTGATCTTAGATCATTACCAGAGTAATCAAAGAATCCTAATCTTTCAAAAGATTCAGTTATAATATCATCGATCGAGAGAAATTTCTCGAATGTACTTGTGCCTGAAAAAGCCACGTAAACCTCCTACGAGTTATTTCCGCCACTATGAAACACAGTGATAGCTGTAATCTGTTCTGTAGTAAAAGCAGTATTTACATTAGTCTTAAATAAAATTGGTACAGGAAAATTAACTGTCATGTCATGAACATGACCAGCCTTGTTTAATTTTACTTTAGACGTTGAGCCATCTTTAATATCTAAAACTCCAGCAGTTGCAGGACCAGATATATGCACTCCGTACACTCTAGTTCTACCAGTCTGAAGAGTTTTAGTTTCTGTAGTTACGTTAGTCGCCACTCCATCTTGTGATGATCCGAATGTTGCCATATTTTTCTCCTTAAAATTTTATGTGGGCCCGAAGGCCCACAAAATTATTTATTAGATATTACCAATAAGCTCAGAAGCATTTCTGTTCTGAGTACAACTAATGTAATCTAACTTTGTTACTCTCTGACCTGTTGCAGAAGCTGACACTGAAGCTGCAAACATTTGCATGTCATCAGTATTAATGTTTGATGTAACAGTAGCTGCTAAAACTCTGTTAACAAAAAACTCAACTTTTCCAGCTTTGTCAACTCTAAATCCTACAGTGTCATAAGCACTATCAGTGATAGTGTATGCAGTGTATTGAACTTGATTTGTTCCAGAAGCGTTTTTAGTTACAAATCTGTAAAACTGTTCACCGTTGTTAGACTCAATAGAGATTCTGTTTGCAGATCTCCATCCAGAAGTTCCTGTGAAAGTTTCAACTAATCCAGTTCCGTAGTCAGTAGCGTTAGCATCATTATTTTGTATTCTTGCTTCATACCAAATAACTGTTCCAGGGTTAGTAACTGCCCCTGTGCTATCTGTAGTTTCTGCTACTGCTTGAAAAGTGTTAGCCGTTTTTACTAAAGCTATTCCATTGTTATCTGTAGTATTAGCTGAAGTTAAATTTACTGCTCCACCTACTTCATTAGAGATTCCAGCTGATGCTCCACCGTCTGCAATAGACGTTGACCATTCTGCTGAAGGTAGTGTGTTATAAATAAAATCATCTTTATAACATACAAAGTTAGGATTATTGTCTACTGGTAAATCCTTAAACCATTTAGTATTATTAGATAACCCTGCAAACATTACCGGGTTTCTAAAATGTGTTCCTGCCATAATTGTATCCTCCTAGTTTTCCGAACATAGTCTCTAGGCCGTCCACTATACGGGTCTATGTTCTAATTAATTGTATAGTAAGTTTTTTATATACTAGTTTTTAGTAGAGTGCAAGAGAGCCTGTAATGTGGAGTGGTTTTTTTCCAACGATGTAGCTTTTTATTAAGTAGCTACAGAAACTTGTGGAGCAGCCTCTTCTATTTTATTAGCTAGATGCTCTTTTTGAGCTTCTGCCATTTTAATATGACTTAAAACTTCTCGAACTTGTCGGTCTATCTTAACCATATTGAGAGTATATCTACCCTCTTTAAGATGCTCTTGCTCCCACTGAAGATCCAGACCCCTCTTTTGTTTGTAGAGGTCGTTTAAGTGTTGCATCATCTTCTCCATTGATAACCTCCTCATAGGTTATTCTATTAATCTTGTCACTATAAGAGTTTCCAAGATTTTCCCAAACTATACTTTTTTCTCCCAACTTGTCAAGTATAGCTTTTTCTAGTGAGGCTGAGTTATCTTCACACTCAACAATAAATTTAGCGTGATGTTCATAAGCCCAGATATTTACTAGAATTTTAGCCATTATTCTTTCTATCTTTAAAATGAGGCGGGATTGTGGCCCGCCTCAAATTTTTTAAGTATTACGCACCTTCAACACCAAAGATACCTCTGTAGTCAGATACACCAAATCTGTATCTTTCTCTAGCTTTGTATCTTACGTTTCCAGTATCGAAATCACCTTCCATCGCTGTTCTGATTGGAGTTCTTTCGAAATACTTCATACCGTTAGGCACATCAGTGATAATGTAGAACGCATCCGTGTCAGTTAAGAAGTTGTTAACTCTGTAACCTTGTGGAATCATTCCCATTGACGCGATTGCGTTAATGTCATTATCAGCAGTTGACGTTCTACCTTGAGACTTCATAAGTCTTTCAGCAGTGAATTGAAGTTCACTTGGAACGATCATTTTAACACCTCTTGCAGCAATTTTTAGACCTCTTTCGTCTGTCATTGCAGCAATATCGATTAATGATTGCTCTAATGAAGTTTCATTCAAGTCAGCTTGAGTTGCTAACGTGTTTGATACAGTACCCGCGATTGTTGGGTGAGCAGTGTTAAATAAAGAAACACCGTCTCCAGAATCAAAATTATCCGTAGTTGGTAAACCTTGGATAAGCGGATCTACTGCTTTGATTTGTTTAGTATTCGCCATGGATCTAGCTAATGCTTTTGTATATCTAGACGCAAGTCTGTCATACAAGTTGTCCTCGATCGCTTCTTCAGTGATCGCGAACGCAAGCGCAACAGTTTCCATAGTGTATCTAGCTGTGTAAGTTTCTTGAGCATTGTCAAAAACTACGCCAGAACCTTCCGGTTTAACTGCAGCATTTGCAAAACCAGATAACATAACTTCTTCTTCAAACGCCCTGTCTGAAGTTTCTGTTACGTATATCTCAGCATGCTGATTCTCATAACGTTTGTATTCCAGTCCGAATAGTGCATTCAGGCCTGGTTCTAGTTCTTTAACTAGTTGTCCTCGTGATATAGCCATGTTTTTTCTCCTATTCTAACTATTATATACCGTTATTTTTAGCGTTATACAGGTGCTCGTTGATCATAACAACAAAGTTTAAGTTAGCTGCGCCAACTGTATTGTTCTCTACATCAGTTGAGATACCTGTTACTTTTAATTGAGCCGTACCAGTAGTAGCTGTGCTGTGGTTTAGTTCCGATTTAGAAACATTGTTAGCAGCATTTCCAGCCGTTACTTCGATGTCGAAATTATTGAACACATCTGACTGCGCGTGCGCAGTAGCTTTGTTCGATTGAATCTCGAATCTTTCATACGGATCATCAGCTACGAAAGCTTTGATATCACTAGCGGCAATTGAACCTTCATAGTGATTAGCAAACGTAGGCTTACTAGTTGTTGGATCAGTGTAAAAGACACCATTGAGTGATCCAAGAAGAAACGCTTCAGAAGCTGCAGCTTGGTGAATTGTACCAGCCGCTGTTGCTGAAACCGCATCTTGGAAGAAGATTTTAGTAGTATCACCAGATGATATACTATACTCCCCTAAACCCTGGTTGTCTCTATTCTGACCGACTTTGCCAATAGCTCTTAAGCCAAAAGCAGCGTCTTTGTTTGTTTTTGCCATAGAGGCCTCCTTATAGTTGTACCTGCCCTTGCGGGCCTCCAGTACGGGTTTATGTTATCTCGATGGTTTATGAATTCCTAATTAGGATTTCTTTGAGCCACCAAAAGTAACACGCGATTGTCTATCAATATTGATAGGCATGCTTGGGTGCTCTTCCTTCATAAGATCGTTATCTGCCGCTTCGACTTTTTCTGCATGCTGTTTAGCATAGTATTCTTGTCTCTGCTTTGCGATCTCCTCAGGTACCCTAGCGAGCACTAGGCCGCCAACACCGATTGTCCCCTTATATTTTCCGTCCTCTACGATTGGATAATCTGTATCTGGATATTCGTCAGCTCTCACTAATTCGTATCCTGATCTTATTCTTCCAGCCACATTTTTTGTGTCTTGGAATCCTAAAGACTCAACTCTTATCCATCTGTGCCTAAAACCTGTAGGCGCAGGGGGCGCATCTAATGCTGATGGTGGAGACCAGACTTTTTTATGAGATGTTTTTTCTCTAGTCTGACTCGCACGAGAGGTTTTTTTATCATTTTTATTTTCCATATGCTTAAGCCTCCTTCGTGATGTTTAGTTGTTTCGCATATTCTTCAAGTGGCACACCTAATTTTTTAGCGATTGCGACCTGTGATGGTGTGAGCCTCACAGTTTTGCGACCAGATTTGGTACTTCGCTTCG